TATTCTACTACCAATGATACTACCACTACCAACTATTTGTACACTACCACTTAAGATTTGAACATCTGTTAATTCATCTCCTAATTGGTTAGAACCAGATGAATAAACAACAGATGATGTTTCGTATAATGTGTGTAAATAAGTTATTTGTGCTGCACTTGCTGTAATTACATTTACTGTTAATGTTCCACTACTACTTATATCTCCATTAATAGTTTGATTTCCGTTGAATGTGTTACTGCCTGTTGTTGCGAATCTACTATGGTCAAATGCATTTGATGCACTTAACTCTGAAATATTATTACTCTGAGTTGCATCTGTTTGGAATATAGATGAACTTAAGTTTGTTATTGTTGTTGTTACTGATGAACTTAATGTAGTAAGGTTATTACTTTGTGTACTATCTGTTTGATAGATTGATGCACTTAAATTATTTATTGTTACCGATACACTCGCACTATTGTTTGTAATATTAAAATTACTTTCAGAAATAGATGTTGCGAATGAAGAACTATTATTTGTTATTTGTGTACTTTGAGTTGCATCAGTTTGGTAAATACTCGCAGATAATGCGTTTACACTTGCTGTTGTTGCAAATCCACTGCCAGATAATTCTAATAAATCTAATCTACTATCTACTGAAGTACTGAATGTAGTAAATGAAGAAGTATCTAACTTACCATTAATTAAAGAACTCTGTGTACCATCAGTTGAATATATACTTGCACTTAAACTATTCAAAGATGAAGTAGTTGCAAATGTACTATTTTTAAAATCTTGAGATGCTGTATACGCATTAAATGATGCAGTAGTAACTAAACTACCTGTATCAAATGTACTACCACTTATATCTGCTACAACTATATTAAATTGAGAACCATCACCCTTTGTAAATGTGATTGTTGATTGAGAAACACTTGCAGTTACCAATGAACTTGCTGTAATTTGAGAAGTTGCATATGAAGAAGTAGCTGCTTCTAATGCACTCAATTGTGAATTAACACTTTGAGTATATGCATTGAATGATGATGTAGTAACATAACCAGTTGGTTGAATACTATTTATTCTACTATCAAATGAACTACTATCTGCTTTATATTGCGAACCAGAAAAAGTTTGTAGTAATCCTACTGAAGTTGATATTGAATTTACCGATGAAGTACTAGCTAAACCATTTATTTGAGTTTGTAAATTATCAGTTACCACTTTTACACTACTACTAATTGCATAAGATGAAGTTGCATTAATTAAAGAATTAACTTTACTATCATTACTTTGTGTATACGCGTTAAATGATGAAGTAGTTACTAAACTTGATGTATTAACCGTACTACCAGTTAAGTTAGTTGCGTATATATTACCACTAACATATAAATTCTTATTAGTAGAAACAGATACACCTAAACCATTACCCAAACCATCTTCTAATTCAGTTGGTGTTGAAGTCGCTGCTTCGTTTGTTCCTAAATGTATTAGAGATTGATAACTCTGTGAAATGTATAAATTACTTAAACTTCCCATTCTTTATTTTTTTATATTTTGTTTTTTAATCTCCTGCCCAAGTCCTAAATGATACATCCGGTCCACTACTCCAATTCTCTGGTGTTGTTGACCATATCTTTGGTTGTATCCACAATTCACATATCGCACAATCTTCATATTCTACAAAAGGAATTGCTAAAATTGGTAAATTAGCATAATCCCATCCATCTTCACCTTCCAATTGTTCTAATATCGTATAACAAGCTAAGTTAGTTCCGGCATTACCCGTATATCCACCTTGATTTGTTACACTACTAAATATCTGTCCTACACTCCCACTCTGACTTAAAACAGCTTTATATTTGTCACCACTTAAACACTCTTCAATTAGATAACCGCTACCCGAGGGGTTCACTAAAAAAAAAAGACAACGATTTTTATCGTTGTGTGTAACCACCGTAAAGGTGGCTGACCACCCCGCTAGCCCATTGTTGAACCTATCGTTAAATGGTACACAAATTATCTCTCCTTCAATATCAAACCCCTGCACACCTCTTTCAGTATATGCAGTTAAATCGTTTAATATACCCAATGTGTTATTGTGTATATCAACCGTATCATCTACTCCTTTAAAATAATCTATTGATTGTTCATTACGAGAACCTGATGATTCGTTATCTTTATTCTTAACTTTATCTGCTACTATTAATTGAACCGTATAGTTAGTTGTATTTGTTGTAAAAGAAGTATCAGTTATCTGTAAATTTGCAACAGGATAAGCTGGAAATTCTTTTGTATCAAAATCTTCTATATCACCATAAGTAGCAATACCTACACCAGGATGATTCTTCATTATTGTTTTAAAATAATTTAGAATGTTGTAGTATAGTGTATAGTTTACTCCTGTATTATGTACAATTTGTTGACTCATATTAATTATAATTGAATCCCACCAAAGTAAGTATTAGTTTGGTCAGGATAGATTTGTGTTTGATTTCCAACTGATTCTAAGTATTGAGGTATATTTTGAGAATATGCTATCAAATAGTTTTGTAATCTCAATGCGTAATAATCTGCGTTATTCAATGCTTTTGCCAATAAATAATCTACTTCACTTTTAGATGGAGCTACACCCTGTTCACTTTGTTGTTTTACACTACCATTAGATTTAAATTGAACTGAACTAAATGGAATATATTCTACACAACCATACCAAATTAAAGTATTCTTAATATAATCATCTAAAAGGTCTTGATAATATGATGATAAACTACTAACTGTTCCTGCAGTAATTTGTGCTTGTAAATAATCAAATAGAACTGTTCCTAATAAGTTCTTTAAGTATTTATCTTGCGCTGTTCTAATAAATGGTAATAAAGCATCTGCATCAATCGCTCCTTGCAATGGTGTGTTCTTTATAATATCATTTCTAGTAATAAAAAGTGCGTATGCCATAATTATTTTTTTAATATTTCGTATTCTTGTTCAAAGAAAGTTGGTTTAACAAATTGTTGAGGTTCTTCTACTTTTACATCTCCACTATCCTCTATTGTTTCATCCGAACTATTATCTGTTGTAGCTGGATTTTCCATTGAATCATTTGTTTCATCTTCAACTTGCTCAATTGTTTTACCAGTCTCTTCTGCTTGCTGTGAAAGGATCACCAATGGAGTTAATTGCTCAAAGTATAATTCAGTATCATCATATCCTCCCATATTTAACACATAATCTAACGAATTTAAGATAAGGTTTTGGAAAGGTGCAATTGTCATTGTTTGTAAGATAGAGAATGCTGTTTTCATTTCTTCTGATTGAGAACTGAAACCATTGTTCTGTGTTCTGATACCAAATAAAAGTGGTGATGTTACTCTGTGTGCCACTAGGATTCTATCTTGCACATATTCTGCCACATACTGATGTTTCTCATGTAAGTTTGGAATATCAATTGTATCTATTGTAGGTTTGTTTGCAGGGTCATCATTAAAAGATAACATAAATCTACCTGCGTTATCAGTACCAGTAAATTTAGCGTGTACTAAATCTTCTATTGTTTGTCTTTCTTCAGGTGCTGGAACTCCACTATTAAAGTTTAACATTACTGCTGGTAAGAAACCATTTGTAATATTTTGATAATGTAAGTTAGAGATTTCACCTTCACTCAAACTAAATTGTAATGCAGATGTCCAATCAGGTAGAGAATAATAATATAAACCTGGCTGATAATTCTTAATGTAAAGAATTTCCATTTTATCTTTAGAAGTACCGAATGCAGGTATTTTCTTTTTATTCTTAACTGCTCTTTGGTCAGTCCAATCTACACAATAATAATAATTTTGTATTTTAGGTTCACCATATAACTTTTCTGCTCTTAAGTTTTGAATTGGAATATGAAATAACTTTACAACTTTAGTATGGTCACTATTCCAATATACTTGAAATGCTGCATTACCAAACAATTTCAAATCAAATGCTACTCTCTTTGTTTCTTCTTGTGGTAATATCTTTTGTAAAGTTTCATTGAACACTTCGTTCTTTGAGTAAATTCCTTTACCAAATATTAAATCTGATAATCCTTCTACACACGCTGCGTTTGTTGTACTTACATTATATGCCATAGTTACTGCTGCAAAGAAATCATCGTGTCCATAAACACCGAAAGGAACAAAAGGATGACGAGTCTTCGTATCCTCTGTTATCACAGGTAACATATTGTTTTGTGGATTATTTACTATACTAAAATTTGTTATTTGTTTCATATTATATTATTATATATTCATTTGTACTCTCATTTGAAATATATTGAGTATTCTGTGTTTTATATACTGCCTTATCAACTGATTGTGATTGGTAAACTTGCAAAGAACCAAACCAAATTGGTTCAGTACTGCCTGAATTTAATACTTTAACTCTAAACTCTTGTCCTGTATATGCTCCACTTATACTTGCAGTAAATGCTAATAAGTTTTCATATTCTGTAAAAGATGCACTAACTAAACTTGCTGTTGAATTAGTTTGTGTTACCATATCTTGTAAAGACATTGTAAATTGATTAGAAGAAGTATTTTCTGTTCTAATCGTATAAGAATTGGTATTATTAAGGTAATAACTCAGCATTATGTATGATTTATCTCTACATATATAACATTTAACTCTTACAAAGTTATTAAATAAAAAAAGGGTATCCGTTAGAATACCCTTTAATATTTTCAATGCTATTATACTGATTAACTACCGTATACGATAGTACCACCATTTAATACACCATTTGTAAGTGCTGCTGTTGTTGTTGAACCAGAAATCCAAATTGCTGGGAATTGTTCTTGTCCGGTAAATGTTGCAGAATAACCATAAAGGTCACCCATTGCACCACCAGTTTGAATAGTTCCACCTGTCAAATCTGCACCTTCTTTGTATCCAACTAAAAAAGCATCTCCGTTCATTGTCCAAACTACGATTTGAGGTCTTCCCCAAGCCATAAGTTTCAACTGTGTTGTCATCTCATTAGTTAACTTCTTTAAATTCAAAGTTAATTCTTGAGAGAAGAAAGTTGTACCATTTTCACGTGATGTATTAACTGTCTCAGTATAAGCTGATGTACCTTTAAGTTCATAGTAATATACTGATGAACTAGCTGGTAAAGCTGTAATGTATGGTAATGCACCTGTACTTCCATCTAATGAACCAGAAACGGTGAAACCGCCTGATGCATAGTTGATGAAGTAAACACCTGCCAAACCACCAATACTCTCTTTACAAGGTTCGTTTCTTCCTTTTGATAAATTGCAACTCATATCTGTTAAGTTTTGTTTTATTAAAAGGGTGAGTGTTACCCCACCCTTAAATTAGTTGGTTAAATTATGCTTTGTAGTAAGCAATATCACTTGCGATACCGATTTGAGTACCAGCCGTATAGCGCATTATCACTCTAAAGTTTTGAGAACCGTCTAAATCTGCCATATCTAATACTTTTACAGTATTGTAATCAGATAATAAACCTGTTCCGAAGAATAAGTTAGATTTTTGTGCTGCTACCATAGTAGAAGATTTCAAACCAGGACAAAATGCGATTTCAATACCGTTGAAGTTCAATGGTTTTTCACCTACATTCATTTGATTGTTCCAACCGTTTGCACCTGCAGAACCACCAGCTAATGCTTGTTGGTAAGCCTTTACAACATTTGTTGGAGCGTAGATCATTAAATCTTCTTTACCATAAACTGTTTCAGGTATTGCGTTTACTAATGAATCTAAAGCTGCTAATACATTTGTAGAAGTGATAGAACCAGATACTGAAGCAGATACTGCACCAGAACCAGTAATGTTGTTGTATAAACCACCAAACTGACCGTTTGCTGAGTTATCACCTTGCCAGATTGATTGCTCTGTTGCTTGTGCTACTACACCACCTACATAAGAAATTAAGTAGTCTGTGAAGTTTGCAGGAATAGTATCAAAAGCCGAATACCCTAATTGGAGCGCCTCCCAGGAATCTACGAACTCTTGCTTACATAATTGTAAGTTAACTTGTAATTCTTTTGGAGTAATTACTTGCTCAGTTAATGCTACTGAACCTGTATCAGTTACGAAATCACAACTAGCATCATTAATGATGTTAGATACTGCTAATTTTTGGATAACTTGCTTATACTTTACATTTGGTAAAATAGTGATGTACTTGTTATCCAAAGTTTTTGCTGATAACAACGCTGCTGCGATGTATTGACCAGCGAACTCACCAGCGTAAGTTGACGTTACTGAAGGTTGAGCAAATTTTTCAATTTTTTTCATCTTTGAATTTTTTTTATTTTAAATTAATTATTTATATAATTTAGCTAAGAATGTGTTCTGAGCGTTGTCAGATTTCTTACCAAATCTTTTATTGTTTTGTTCAGCTGAGAATTTGAAACCTTCTTCAATTGGAGCACCATCTAATTTTGGTAACTCTTCTTCTTCTACTTCTTTTTCATCTTTAACTTCAATTTCTACTTCAGCCATTTTAGAGATTTTCTTTTCCATCTCTGAAATTCTATATGCCATGTCTTCCATTTTCTTTAACATTTCTGGCATACCCATTTCTTCTTTATCAGTATCAGCTGGGATTGGAGCAACTTCTTCGGTTGTTTCATCTTCAGAAACTGTTGGTTCAACTGCTGCTAACATAGATGATGGTTTTAAATTATCAACAGCTTCTCCTGCTGCTTTTTCATCTTTTACATCATTTACTGCTGTTGGGTCACCTGCTAATGGTTCAGTTTCTACTTCTTCAGCTTTCAACTCTACATTTTCTCTTTCTACAATTTTACCATCTTCTGTGATAACTTTGATAAGAGTTTCATTTCCTTCTGTATCTTTCAACATAAGTTCATGTGTTCCGTTTGGTGCTGGAGATTTTGTTCCATCTTCAGATACTACAAATAGGTCTTCACCTACATCAAATGTTGCTGATTCTACTATTGTACCATCAGCCAATTTTGCATATGTTAAAGCTACTTCTTCTTCTAAATTTAAGAGTTTTGCAACTTTACTTAATACTTGCTTCGCGTTCATATTAGTTTATTTTAATTATTTAACAAATAGGGTTTTAATTGTTGTTATTTTTTTAGTTATATCGTTTCTTTATATCTACTAAATCATTCCATTCTTTAACCAAATTACGATTTTTCTTCTCTAAATAGTCAATGTAGCTATACAAAGAATCTATTTCAGATCTTAAATCTTTATTTTCATCTTCAGCTAATCCTAACATTATTTCTAATATTTGAATATCCATTACACTATTCATTTAGTATTGTTTATTGTTGTTGAATATTTCCGTTATAGGTTACATATCTAACAGGTCTTACCAATAGTAATGCATTTTTAGTCCATGTAGTACGAGAAGTAATACATGTACTCCCATTTCTAATACTTGTACTCCATGGATATGATGTTGAAAATTGTGTTGATGTCCAACTACTTCTTGATGCATTCCAATTAGCATCACCCAATAATCCTGCTCTTCTATTTTCACAAATTGCTTGTAAATCAGCTGCTGAAGGTAAACACCAATCAGTATATCCATCACCATTATAATTTTTTGCTAATTTAGCTGCACTATCAAATGTTGGTTCACTTGCAATAATTAAATCTGTATTTGTAACTCCTGTAAAGAAATCATATGATGTTCCTACTACATCTACTCCAGTAGTTCCCCATCTTCTTTCACCTATCCAATCTAATGTTACAATTATTGCTCTTTGATTAGGATAACTTCCAGTTACAAAACCAACTAATCCACCTTCAAATAATTGACCTACTGTTAATGGATGTGGTTCTTCAAAATATGTTACGGGTATTACTTGCATTATACTAAGTTTTTAACGATTGTTGTCCACAAAGATGAAGTATCAAAAGTAACGAATGTAAATATATCAGTTGAACCAGTAATTGCAGAACCGGTATTGAATGCTGCACTTCCACTCCAAAACTTAAATTGAGATGGATTAAATCTAACTGAACCAGTTGCACTAGCTGCTTGTGATAACTTAACTGCTACTGTTTGACCAGGTTGGATATTAGTTGCTGTAATAAATGTATTTGAACCAGTCGGTATATTCAATGTAAAGAAATTTCCTTTACTCATATCAATTGATGCAGTACTACTACCTATTGTTATACCACTAACTATACCACTCACACTACCACTACTTACAACTGAACCAGTAAATGTTGAACTTCCACTAACTACTAAACCTCTTACAAAGTTAGGTCTAGGGTTATTTCCAACATTAGGAGCAATTGTCATAAATGGAACATAACTAAATGTACTTCCATTATCCCAATCAGAAAAACCAATTGAACTACTGTTTGCAAACATTTGTAATTCAACATCTGTGCTAAAGTCGTCATTATATACGGCAACTGTATTATTTGCACCAGCTGTAACAGATGCTCCTAAGTATGTAGATGAACCTAAAATAGTTTTGGTAGTATCTATGTTCATAAATCCTCTACCCAATTCCAAATATGCACCATCACTACCACTAATCCATAATCTTGGAGTTTCTCCATCAGAAGGTCCAGATATCAATACTCTATTTTGTATATGTGTTCCTACACCAGATCCACCAGGTCCACCAGGAAGTGTATTACTTCCAGATTGAATGAATGTGCCTGATATAATTTGATTTCCTACAAATGTATTTGAACCTGTTGTTGCGTATGTAGTTTCAATAACATCTAATCTATTATCAAATGAAGAACTATCTACTTTATATGATGAACTAAATGTGTTAAATGATGCACTATCTGTTGTAATTCTTGTATTAAAAGAACTACTATCATTTAAGTATTGTGAAGAACTAAATCCTGCAAATGATGCACTATTAGTACTAATTCTACTATCGAATGACGCACTATCAGTTTTATATTGAGAAGAACTGAATGCATTAAATGTACTTATGATTGATGCACTTACAGCTGTTAATTCTGCATCTGTTGCGTATGTTAAAGCTAGAGAAGAACTAAATGTTTCTAAATTATCTAATCTACTATCTACTGAAGTACTAAATGCTGGAAAAGCAGAACCTGAATTAACTGCATCTACTAATGATTGTGAAAAATCATTCCAATTCTGTGTTCCGAAATAAACTTTTGTAGGATTAGTAAAATATACAAATCCTTTTAGAGTATTAACATCAAATGCATTACCACCTAATATTGTACTACCTTGAATACCTAATCCACTCGCACTAATAGAGCCTGTAAATGAACCTTTACCTATTACATTCAAATCTTCACCAATATATAATTGCTGTTCAAATGTATTATCTTGATTGAATACATTAGATGCAGATATAAAAGCTGATTTACCTTCTAAATAATCTAATCTACCATCTACACTTGCACTATTTGTAGTATATGTAGAAGTTGGAAGTTTAGTATTAATTGTTGTTGTTAATGATGCTGATAAAGATGCTGTTGCTGCATTTAATTCAGTTTGGTTAATATAATCAATTACGATTGAAGAACTGAATGATTCTAAACTATCTAATCTACTATCTACACTAGCACTATTTGTATTAAATGCACTTTGTAGTGTTAGTGAATCAATCATATCTGTATTAAATTCTCTTAATCTTGCAGGTGAAATATAGCCTGTACTATTATTAGGAAAATTAACCTGATTTACGGTCTCTAATTGTGTTTTATTTAATTGCGACATATTTTTATTTGAATTTTATGGTTGTGTTTCTTCTGTATCAAAGCCTGTATCATATCCATCACTAAATGCACCTCTTGGTTCTCTTGTTCCTTGTATATTACCTATACCTTGCTCCATCAATGCACCATTACAACACTTTCTACTATATGTGTTGGTATTAATACATAAACATGCTCTTCTACTATTTTTAGGTGAACTTAATCCTTGCGTAGGTCCAATGTAAATGCCTGAATTGTTTTCTCTATTTACACTATACCTTAAATTACCGTTTCTGCTATTACTCCAAATACCCATTGTAATGTTTTATATGTTTAACAATCAATTAAAGGTTTATTATCAACCATTCTTTTTTAATGCTTCTCTATGTAGTAAGTTTTCTAAGTGAACCTTATCTGCTCTATAAGCTAAAAACAACAAACACTTCTCTAATGGTTCTTTAACTACTTCTTCAATTCTGGATATATTGTTGTCTGCAAGTTCAATAATCGATGCATAATTTCTCCACTTTTTCCCAAAATTAATTTGATGTTGGGAGGCAGATCCATCCCCTTCATATAATTCAGGATACTTGTCTGTAAGTCTCTGGACAAAAGAAAAAAAAAGTTATATGCTCCAAAATGCACATTCATCGGAACTGATAAGAATAGTTCATCGTTAATTACACCATCATAAGGTTTAATATCATATGTATCTCTTACCTTATCAGTAATAGGACGATATAGTATTGACATTATCTTTGCCCAATTATTATCTATACTAATTGTATCATATTTAGTTATATCTACAAATGCTCCGTATCCCATATTAGACAGATTAGGTTCAAATCCATATTCAATACCATTTATCTTTACTATTCTTTGTAATGGAAATTCTGTTTGTGTTAAGAACTTCTGCAAAGCATCTCTAAGTTTATTGTAATCATTTTTACTTAATGAACTTAAATATTTGACATCTAATCCACATAAGTAAGTTATCAATACTGCAATCTGTGCTTCTTCATCATCTGAATAATTGATTAATTCTTTTTGTAACTCTAAGTATTGCTTTAAAGTTATATCTCCGTAACTTTCAGGTAAACTGATTTCTATTTCTTTTTTCATTATGCTTCAAAGGTTTTATTTGTGAACATTAAACTCATCTGTGCTAATCTTTGTGATAAATTAACTACTTTCTTTTCTTCGTTTTCTAATTTAGCATTCATCGCAATCATTCTTGCATTCAATTCTTCATTGGCCTGTAATAGTTCATTTGCCATCTCTAACACTTGTATAATCTCATCTTCTGTGAATTGTTTTCCGTTGATTTCTATTGTATTCATATTAGTATTTATAATTTCCTATTGTTATTGCGTATTTACCTTTTGCCTTTGCTTTCTCACTCAATTTCATCATACAACAATATCTTGCCGCATCTATTAAGTGATCTAATCCACCTTCAGGAGTATCAGTAGTATAACCATGCTTATCAGTTGCGTATTGATACCCATACATCTCATTGATAAGGTTTTGACTTGTTTTTAATATCTTTATCTTATGATTTTGCATTACTGATATACCAAACTTAATACTATCCTTTCCCTTAACAACAGGCTTAATATTAAATCCACTTCTATATATTTCTTCAATAAGACGAGGTTCTGCACTATCACCCCATATCTCTTCACTCTTTGTAATATCTAACTTTTTTAGTTTATCTATTATATCTGATGTAATTAATCCTTTCTCATAAATTAATTCTTCTAAATACAAATCATTACCATTCTTATACACAGCTACTAATGCCGTTGGGTCTTGTGAAAATCCAAAATCTATTCCAAATCCTACAAACTCACCATCGTAACTATCTACTATATCAAATTGGAATATTGCCTTATCATTCAAAGCAAATTCACCTTTACCATATATCTTCCATTTTTTAGGTGAGGTATGTTCTAAATCCTCAATTGCTTTTATAATTTCTTTTTCTAAATAAGGATTGTCTTTATAAGATGTTACATGTCTTTCACAATCTTGCATCTGTCTAAGCCAGTGATAAGGTGATATGGTTGGGTTGTATGCGAGTATGATACGATTAGTAGTTCTGATAGATAATTGGAAATAACTTTCTTCATCAATCTCAGAAGCTTCTTCAAAAAAAGTAATATCTGATTTAATACCACGTAACTTATCAGCATCATCAGTAGAGAGGAATTGAATAGTAGAATCGTACAACTTATAGATCCTATCAGTAACATTATAGCTTTCATCTGACCAAAGGTTTAATGATTTTAAAATATCTGTGAAATCTTTTATTACGGTTCTTTTGAGGGAAGGAATTGTTTTTCTTACTATTGTTATAGTTTGTGGTGATTCTAAAGCCTGCACTATTATCCATTGTAGTATCGC